TTAGACTTGGAAGAAATACAAGCAGGTATAAACTTTTTCTCAGGTAAGATTGTTGAGATTGTAAACGAAGGAGGACAACAGAAAGAAGTCATCAAGGAAGATGATGTTGAAAAAGAAAAGTAAGTAACAATAATGAGAGGCAGTACCATTCAAGAGAACATAAGAGATAAGAAGGTAACTTATCCGCCTCTCAATTTTAAAAAGGAGGAAAGTATGAGGGCAGAGTTTGAAGATAAAGAGTGGGATGTTGTTCACCAACCTTGTCCTTTAGAAGATTGTAACAGTAGTGATGCTGTTGGTATAAATAAAGATAGATCAGCTAAATGTTTTAGCTGTGGTAGATTTATGAAAAACTATGACGATGCGTGTAAAGGAAAGGATATGGAAACAGTAACAGCAAAACCAATAAATCAACAAGTAAATGACATAGCAGGTAGTTACTCAGCACTACCAGACAGAAAGATAAAACTTGAAACTGCAAAAAAGTATGGTGTAAAAGTAGCACATGACTTGCAGGGTAAAGTTACAAAACATTTTTATCCGTACTACAACGGACACGAACTGTCAGCTACCAAGTGTAGGAATGTAAGAGATAAAAACTTTTTCTTACAAGGTTCATATAATGAAACAGGATTATTCGGACAACAGCTTTTCAAAGGTGGTAAGTATGTAACGATCACAGAAGGAGAATGTGACGCTATGGCAGCTTACGAACTGCTAGGCAGTAAATGGGCAGTTGTTTCGATTAAACGAGGTGCGCAAGGTGCAGTTCGTGACATCAAAGAAAGTCTTGAGTTCTTCGACAACTTTGAAAATGTTATCGTTGCTTTTGATAATGACAAAGCAGGTAAGGAAGCAAGCAAGAAAGTAGCAAGACTATTCAAACCTAGTAAGGCAAGGATTATGACATTGCCTACAGGTTGTAAAGATCCTAACGATATGCTTAGACAGAACAAGCATAAGGAATTTACAGAAGCATGGTGGTCTGCTAAGACTTATACTCCGTCTGGAGTTATCAATGTCTCTGAGCAGAGAGATAAGTTTCACAACAGAGAGAAGAAAGAAAGTGTACCTTATCCATACGAAGGGCTAAATAAGAAACTGTATGGCATGAGACAAGGAGAACTCGTCACCCTTACAGGTGGTACAGGGTTAGGTAAATCAAGCGTTACAAGGGAAATAGAGCATTGGTTAATCAAACAAACAACTGACAATGTAGGTATCATTGCATTGGAAGAAGATTGGAGAAGAACTATTGATGGTATTCTTTCTATCGAAGCTAACTCTAGGTTGTATATAGATCAAGTAAGAGAGAGATATTCTAAAGAAGAGTTAGACCAGTTCTTTGACATTCTTTATGATGGAGATAACAAGAATCGTGTGTGGGTTCATGCCCACTTTGGAGCTAACGAGCTAGACGAAATCTTTTCTAAGATAAGGTTTATGATTGTAGGATGTGGTTGTAAATGGGTAGTGGTTGATCACTTACATATGCTTGTCAGCGCATCAACAGAAGGAGATGAAAGAAGAACTATTGATTCTATTATGACCAAGTTAAGATCAATCGTAGAAGAAACAGGTGCAGGATTGATTCTTGTATCACACTTGCGCAGGATTGATGGCAACAAAGGACATGAGAACGGAATAGAAGTAAACCTGTCTCACCTTAGAGGTAGTCAGAGTATTGCACAGCTATCTGATTGCGTCATAGCTTTAGAAAGAAACCAACAGTCTGACGATTATCAAGAATCACAGACAACCAGAGTTCGTATTCTTAAATCAAGATATACAGGTGATGTTGGATTAGCTACACATCTTCTTTACGATAACGAAACAGGTAGACTTTCAGAACTTTCTAATGATGATATAGAAGTTACAAATGATGAAGAAGGATTCTAATATGGATTTAGTATTTGACATAGAAACAGATGATCTAAAAGCAACAAAGATATGGTGTATCGTTTGTCAAAATCCTGATACAGGAGAGATATTTAAATTTGATCCTGATCAGATTGACGAAGGATGTAAGTTTTTATCTACTGCTGACAGATTAATAGGACACAATATTGTAGGTTTTGATATTCCTGTAATTAG